TAAAGTGGCAATATTTAATGAAGAAGTTATTCAGGAATCTCTATGGCGATCAGCAATTATTCACTTCATCAAATGCTTTTCAAACCAAGTTTCTAGAGGAAAGCTTGACCCAGATTTAGTTTTTTGGTGATGAACCACCAGAAGCCATGATGGCATTTAGGTTTTTTAAAAACATGAGAAATAAGAATATTGCTCATGATGAAAACGCCTACCTACAATGTCTAAATGGAATAGTCCTCAATAATGGAAAAAAGAATTATATGGTGGAAAGAATAATTTGCACTAGTTTCAGAGCGGCATCCTTAGATACTGGAACTTTTTCAAACCTAATTTTATTAGTTAATAAAAGCCTAGAATATGTAAAAAATCATCATGAAAAATTATGTGAGCTGATAACTATTGAGCTTGAAAAGAAAAGCTACTCAGAATTAGCAAATTATGGTGAGGTGAAATATATCCCTCCAGATGTAAATAAAATACACAAGCCACGCAAATAATCTCAGCAACCGCCAATTGGCGGTTTTTTTCTTTTTAATCCATGAAAAATCGCATCCGCGCGCACTACGCGCGCCACCAGCCATTCTATGAAGTCGCCGCCATCGGTGTTTTTTGGATCACACTGCTAATCGCAGCCTTAATCGTCAAGGCCAATCTTAAATGACAGAGATCACGCTCAATCCATATTGCGCGGCGCTGGAACAGCTTCGCGCGCAGCCAACCCACAAGCTGAAAGAGATTGGCGATCAATGGCGATCGCCAGAGCGGCTTTGGTGGGGAATAAATTCGCTATTCGGTCCCTTCGTGCTCGATCTGTTTGCCGACCGTGATAACGCAAAATGCGAGGCGTATTACACCGCTGAAGAGAATGCGCTGACCCAGAACTGGTCGGAACGCCTGGCAGAGCTGAATGGAGCCGCGTACGCAAATCCTCCATACTAGCCGCGCAGCTATGCACGAAGACGTTTACATCACTGGCATGCGTCACATCATGGCGCACACGATGTCGATGCGCGAGCTGGGCGGTCGTTACGTATTCCTTATCAAAGCGGCAACTGGCGAGGTGTGGTGGCCGGAAGATGCGGATCACATTGCCTTCGTGCGGGGGCGCATCAGTTTCGACCTGCCAGCCTGGTACCGGCCAGCGGATGGTCAGCCAGCTGAATCATCCGCCGGATTCGGCGCGGCGATCGCGGTGTTCGATATGAAATGGCGCGGACCTGCGTTCGATTACATCAGCCGCGACGATTTGGAAGCACGCGGCGCCGCTTTTATGAAGCAGATAGAGCGCGCAGCTGCGCGTCGGCCCCCCTTATGATCAGCCCACTCTGCCCCATGCTTCTTCGTCAAATGTCTTGGCCCGCTGAAGTGCTGCTGCTGGCGCAGCAGTTACCTGCCCTGTCCAATCTCGCTGATGACCACCAGCGAAAAGTGAAGCATCACATCAATCGTATGCTGCTGGAACGCCAGCCGCACGCTGAAATCATAACGGCAGCTGAGTCGCTAGCCGCCACATTCGGAGAGCACTGCCCGAACTGAGGGAGATCATCGTCGATAACTTTGCCGGCGGCGGCGGCGCCAGCACCGGGATTGAAATGGCCACCGGCCGCAGCGTTGACATCGCGATCAACCACGACCCGAACGCGATCGCCATGCACACAACAAACCATCCTGAGACGTTGCACTATTGTGAGTCTGTCTTCGATATCGACCCGCTGGCCGCGACCGCGGGCGCGCCGGTAGGCCTGGCGTGGTTTTCTCCAGACTGCCGTCATTTCAGTAAAGCGAAGGGCAGCAAACCGGTCAAAAAGGAGATTCGCGGGCTGGCGTGGATCGTCATCCGGTGGGCTCTGGCTAAGCGGCCACGCGTCATCATGCTGGAAAACGTGGAAGAATTTAAGACCTGGGGGCCGCTGCTGATCGATGAAGAGCGGCCAGATCCGGCGCGCGCAGGGGAAACGTTCACTGCGTTCGTTGGCATGCTGACCACCGGCGTGCCGGCCGATCATCCCGCGCTGGATGAGGTTTGCGACTTTCTCCAAATCGGCCGCCAAAGCGCCGACGCGAGGCGCCTGACCTCTGGGCTTGGTTACACAGTTGAATCGCGCGAGTTGCGTGCCTGCGATTATGGCGCGCCAACGATCCGCAAACGCTTCTTTATGGTGATGCGCTGCGATGGGCAGCCGGTTGTCTGGCCACAGGCGACCCATGGTGACCCGAAAAGCCTCGCGGTTCAGTCTGGCCATTTAAAACCATGGCGAACAGCAGCTGAATGCATTGACTGGTCTATCCCATGCCCGAGTATTTTTGGCCGCAGCAAGCCTCTGGCCGAAAACACGTTGAAGCGCATCGCCCGCGGTATCCAGCGCTTCGTGATCGATAATCCCACGCCATTTATCGTGAAGTGGAACCACACCAGCAGCAAAACAAAGTACGACTGCTTCCGCGGCCAGTCGCTGGATGAGCCGCTCAAGACAATCACGCAGACCCATGGCTATGCGGTGGTTGCGCCCGTGTTCGCCGGTACCGGCGGATCCACATTCCAAATGAAACCTCGGCCTGTAGATAAACCGTTTTTCACGCTGCTAACGCAGAACAGAACCAATGTGATTTGCCCGCGGCTGGCCCCGGTCATTTCCCGACAGTTCGGCAAGAGCATCGGCCACGCGCTGGATGAACCTGCAGGAACGGTAACGGCCGGCGGCGGAGGGAAAAGCGCGCTGGTGACCGCGTTCATGGCGAAGCATTTCGGCGGCAACTATTCAGGTCCCGGTGCTGCTATGGACGGTCCGTCGCATACGGTGACGACCACAGATCACCACGCGCTTGTCACCGCCAATATTATGGTGAACAACACCGGGCACCCCGGTGGTGCGGTGAGCGACCCTGCGCATACAGTTACCACTGGCAATCATCATGCATTGATCAGCAGCAATCTGATTAAGCTGCGTGGTACTTGCAAAGACGGCCAGCGCACTGACGAGCCTATGCCGACTGTTACCGCCGGCGGCCTGCATGTCGGTGAGGTCCGCGCCTTCCTTATGAAGTATTACGGTAACGAGAGAGGCGGTGTCGGGTTGACTGATCCGCTCGGCACCGTAACCACCAATGATCGTTTCGGCCTGGTGACCGTTGACGGTACTGATTACGAAATCGTTGATATCGGGATGCGCATGCTTCAGCCGCATGAGCTGTACGCAGCCCAGGGCTTTCCGTCCTGGTACATCATCGATCAGGATTACCGCGGCAATAAATACGCGAAAGACAAGCAGGTTGCCCGCTGCGGCAACGCAGTTCCGCCACCGTTCGCCGAAGCGCTGGTGCGCTCGAATTTACCTGAAATGTGTTCACCTTTGACTCAGGAGAAAATCGCATGAGCCTTGATGTAATGCCCATTTCCACATACTGCCAAACCACCGGTGAATCCGTCGATGCCATTAACAAACGGATACAAAGGAAGATCTGGCAGGTGGGGGTTCACGTATTAAAAGTGGACGGCGTCCAAGAACGCTGGATTGATCTTGAAGAGGTAAATAGATGGGCAAGAAAGAGCAGGGATCCGCTTTACCGCGGGGCATAACAGTTCGCCGGCATCAGACCGGCGAAACTCTTCAGCTCACCTTCACTTATAAAGGGGTTCTTTGCCGGGAACCCCTTTCAGGTTTAGAGGTGAACCCACGCAATATTAAATATGCCGATCGCCTGCTGGGCGAAATACAAAACAAAATATCACTGGGCACTTTCGCTTATGGTGACTACTTTCCAAAATCACGTAAGCTGGCCACATTTGGTGAAGTAAAGAAAACGAAAACGGTCAGGGAATACCTGAACGAGTACATCACCATCTGCATCAACCGCAAGCTTTCCCCCTCCACCATCGATGGCTATCAGAAGTGCATCACATCATTATCCACGCTTCATGCGCTTCCCGTCACCGAACTGACAGCTGGCGTATTGAAGACGTGGATCAGCAATAAAAACGCCAAACTCAAAACCATCAGGAATCTGCTTTCCTTCCTGCGCAGCGCGCTGGACGAAGCCGTGACAGATGGGCTTATCGAGCTAAACCCGGTATCTCTGGTTACCGCATCGCGCTATCGCCCCAAACAAACGACTGAAGAAAAAGATGATTATTTTGTCGATCCGTTTACGCCTCAGGAGGCCAAAGCCATTTTTGCCGCATGCACCTATGAGCAGTGGCGTTACCTCTTCCAGTTCGCGATGCACACCGGCTTACGCAGCTCCGAACTCTGTGCACTGCGCTGGCAGGATGTAGACCTGGTGCACAACACCATACACGTTCAAAAAGCGAGCGTGATTGGCGTGATCAAGGGCACCAAAACGGCAGCTGGTACGCGAAAGGTTGAACTTGATGAGATGGCGCTTTCAGCTCTGGCGGGCATGCGGTCGCATACCTTTATGCGCAGCGAATATGTGTTTGAGGATCCGAAGACGATGGAGCCATGGAGCGGTTCAGCGGCAATTCGTAAAAAGGCCTGGATGCCAGCGTTACGCCGCGCGCAGGTGCGGTACCGGAATCCTTACCAGACACGACACACCTATGCGACCAGGCACATCAGTATTGGCGTCAACCTTTACTGGCTTTGTGGGCAAATGGGGCATAAAGGGCCAGAGATGCTTTTCAGGCATTACGGTTCCTACCTGAAAGATTATGACGGAAATACATCGAAGCAGCCAAATCACCTGGCCGTTGTAGGAGGGAATCAGTCGGCGAAATAGTTAAGAGGATCGTTACTTAATCGACACGGCATGGACAGCAGCAAGACTGGAAAATGCACGTGTAATACACGTGAAAATTATATTTTCGAAAATAGTCTTTTTAATCAATGGTGAATGTCGATTTGTGACGCGGGTTCAACTCCCGCCAGCTCCACCAAAATTCTCCATCGGTGATTACCAGAGTCATCCGATGAAGTCCTAAGAGCCCGCACGGCGCAAGCCCTGCGGGCTTTTTTGTGCCAATGGTTTTGTGGGATGATGTAACAAGCATCTACAACTATCGATGCTCGTTAGGTTTTTCCATGCAACTCACCATGTTCTTGATGCGGAAAGCCTCTTAAATAAGGTATAAAGCCGCATGAAAATTCCAAACCGAATCCAACCTCTGGTCGATGATGGCCTGATTGATAACGTGCTTCAGCGGCTGAAAAGCGGCAAAGAAGCTGACGTTTATACCGTGCTGTGCGGTGACAAAGTTCAGTGTGCCAAAGTTTACAAAGAGGCATCGCAACGCAGCTTCAAGCAAGCCGTGCAATATCAGGAAGGGCGTAAAGTTCGCAACTCCCGCAGTGCCCGTGCTATGCAGAAAGGCTCCAAGTTTGGACGCAAACAGCAAGAGGACGTGTGGCACACCGCTGAGGTTGATGCACTGTTCCGCCTCGCTAAAGCCGGCGTGCGCGTGCCAGAGCCTTATATGTGTCTGGACGGCGTGTTGTTGATGGAACTGGTTACCGATGCGGATGGTGCCGTTGCGCCTCGTCTGAGCGATATCATGCTGTCGGAACAGGAAGCGCTGGCTGACTTTGACACCATGATTCGTAATATCGTGCGCATGTTATGTGCCGGGATTGTGCATGGAGATCTGTCGGAATTTAACGTACTGCAGGATGCTCAAGGCCCGGTGATCATTGACCTGCCGCAAGCGGTGGATGCAGCGGCGAATAACCACGCTGAATCGATGTTCGCGCGCGATGTGAATAACATTACCGCCTATTACGGTCAGTTTGCCCCGCAAATCCTGGCAACGCGTTTTGC